AAGTTTCCAGACAGCACAGCATTATCAACAGCCATTCTCATAAAGCCATTCATTAATGTTTGTGTATCATCCATGTTCTCAGCAATACCTACACCAAAGAATGAATAGGGATTAAGTTCATAGGGAGCTGCCATATAAGGTATAGTAGATGGCTTGAAAGGATTAAGAACCATTCTTATTAGTTTGCCATTACATATCCATATATTAGCTTGCAACTCATCGTAATCTTCTAATTCTTTAGGTATTACTATGTCGTTTTCTAAAAGCATATCAACATCGCAAGTGCCCCAATATTCTAAAACTTCAAATCTGTCTACTCCATGGTCTGCAGCGTAATCAGATAAATCATCTTCCCAATACTTATTGTCATATGATTCACCTTGTTGTATTACTTCATCAATTACGTTTTCACGAAAGTAAGGTCTTTTCTTTAATGCTCTTAGTTGTGTCCTTGACATCTTGTGTCGTTCAATTACGTATTGAGCTTCATCCATATTAGCAGCGTCAGGGTCTGGATAGAAATTCCATACTGATACATGAGAAGTAGTAGGAACTGTTTTAAACACAGGACTGTATTCACCCTCATCATCCCAACTAGGATACTCCTTATCAATAGCAAAAGGACCTTTCATCACACCAGTACCAAATAAAGCCATTTCAAAGATAGTACTTCTTAATTGTTTATTTGCACCTGATTCTTGAAGTTGGTCCATTATTCTTTTTTCCATGTTTTTAGCTGCAATCATGGCTGGACTAAATGTAACAGCAGTAGCACTCTTACCTACCCCTTCTTTAAGCCCTTCAACATCTCCCAGCTTTTCTTCAAGAGGTCCAAGCATTTCTTGTAAACTTTTTTCAGTAGCTCCTGCAGGTAATTCCTTACCGTCACCCTGAAAACCATAAGGAGAAGACGTAGGTGTTTCAGTTTTAAGTTGTTCAGGCTCTTTAGGGTCAAATGACACATCGGAGACCACACCTTCTGGTAGAACTGTTGGCTCAACGCTAATAGGAAACTTGTGACCTGCAAATAGCACATCAACCATTTGTCCATAAGCTGCGAGAGTTTTTGTTTTGGTAACTTTAATAAATACTCGTGACTTTTCTGCTTCAGTAAATTGAACATCGCTTCCATATAATCCTCTATAGTTTCTATATGACCTCAACCATCGTTCTTCATCGTTGTTACGATAGTCTTCAGCACGTTGATATCTTTCCATAACAAAAGGTATAATGTTAGTTACGTCAACATCTGTAACAGTACTTTCTTCACTATCTTCTAGGGCAATAGCATCATCATCCATTATTATTTCTTCTTCAGCCATGTTTTATTCCTCTAATATCCAAATGTTGCATCAGCTACAGGCATACTTCTAGTTGGTGTGCCATGTGGGTCGTAATCAAATATACTAAATCGTGGTCGTGACATTATACCATACCTTAACGCATCGTACAAATGGTCTTCTGCACGTGTGTCCACATCTTCTGGATTCTTCTTGTCCAAGGGCAAGGCAGGTAACTGTGAGATAGTGTTCGTGCAATTATTAAAGAAAACAAGTCGCGGCTCCTCTGTAAATTCATCTATTTGTAAACGTCTGTGTATTTCATTCTTACCTGATACACGACTACCTTTACTTCTATCGGAAGGTCTAAATCTACAACCTCTCATGGTCATCTGTTCAGCCAAAGAAGGACCAGTATCCCCACGTTTATGCCACAAAGAACTGTCCAAAACCCCATACTTAATATTTCCATCATCGGCTTCAGCATCCAATATCATATCTGCCAAATCTGCGGCAAGTACTTTGCTACAATACAACTCTCTATATATAATAATCTGCTCATCTGGAGAAACAGCAAACCACAGCACCCCACTATAAGAACCATAACCATAATCGCAAGCCCTAAATTTAACCCAATTTCTTGGAATTGCAAAAGGCTCAATAACGTGAATATTCCTATCAAACTCAGTAAAAGCAGCACCTTCTTTAATATCCCAATCACCATCGAGCAACTGCTTACGTTGGTGTTCAGGTAAGGAAAGAAGCATTGTCTCATAGTCACCTTGGGCTGCGAGATAGGGATTGTCAGATAATCTTGCGGGTATAAATCTTCTTTTAAATAATGGTTGTCCTGCTTTAGTGTGTCCTTTCGGATAGGAAAGGTCGTTACCCGACTCAATATCTGTGGCATTAAATGGTCTTCCATAAGGTGCTGGGTCAATAAACATTTTCTTAACCCATTGGTGACCCGGACCTCCGGGATTTGTTGTTGCCCTCATATAGACAGGCAAATCGTGGGCAGTGGACCTTAGACGAGAACGCATATAATTCCATGCGTATGGTGTGGACCATTGAGTCAACTCGTCAAACCCTATCCAGCTAAAAGCTAGACCCTGATAACGCAAGACATCATCATCTCTGTCGAGATATGACATCCACAATCTTGCACCAGATGGTGCAGTCCACTGCATCTTTCTTTCCGACCATTTTATTCCAGACCATATCTTTGGATATATTTCTCTAGATTTAAATACAAGTTCTCTTAGTTCTTCTGTTGTGTGTCGTAATAGTAATCCACTAAATGATGGATGACCCATATATCTTAAAGGGTCTGCAAGCATAGCATATGATTTACCACCTCCTGCTGAACCACCATATAGTACTTCTCTCTCAGATGCTGCAAGGAAGTCAGTCTGAGGTCCATCATTAGGTTTGAAGATTACATTCTGTTCTTCTAGAGGTACTACTTCTACGTCATCTACTTCTTTTATTTTAGACTCTAGAACCTGTTCTTTCTTCTTCGATGGCTTTCGCTTTCTCGATTGCTTTCTGGGCATACTCGGACCATTTTCTAAGAGTTCTAGCTTTGTTCTTACGTTGTTGCTCATGCATTAACCTTTTTCTTAAACCTACGTGTGATATTACTCTACCAGTCTTCTTAGTTATCCAATTAGCTACTTGTCTGTAGGAATACTGTTTAGTGTGTTTTCTAGCTAATTCTATTGCTTCTAATTCGTATGGTATAGGGTCAAGTAAGTCATTGTCTTCATCGTTTATCTTATAACCAAAAGGAACAATACGTGCTATGCGAGGTATCTGTGTCCAGTTTTTTTGTTCTTCATCTTTTAAATCTGTAGGTTGGGGTAACTTCCAACTTCCTAAACTTCTATTCACTATTCTTTGCAGGCAGTAACATAACACCACCAGTGCTTTCTACTTGCATCTTCTCAGTCTTAACCAAGCCTGTTCTATCTAACAACTCTTTTGCTGCAGACATCTTCTCTTTAATGCCTAGCTCTGTAGGGTCTAATAAACCACCGACCATAGCTACTGCTGCTCTAGGTGCATTTCTATTCATGTATAGTTGAGTAGCTTCCATTATCTCATCCTTTAGAGACTTGATAATATCTGTTGTACTAGAAGCATCCGAATATCCTGCAAGTTTTTTAGCAGTAACTACATCTCCATTTGCTTGGTCAAATAGAACTGATAAAAACTTTAGCTGTCTTTCTGTTAGTTCTCTACTCATACTGGTACACCCCCTACATCTTCTCTATAACATTGCCTGTCTACACGTGCAATTAATCTCTTGGCTCTATTTCTTGTTTGTGTATGCCAATTGCTATCTTCCATTTCTTCAGCCATCTTTGTCCAATCTAAGTCCTGCACTGCAGCAATCATATTCTTAAATTTAGACAGTCTTGGTCTACCTAGTTGAAAACACATGTTAGCTAATACATGTTGTATCTCTTCAGGTAGGTTATTAAATTGCGAAAAGAGTAGGTTACAATCTTTTATAGTTGTTGCTATGTCTTTCGCAAACCATTCATCCACTTGTTGATGTGGTATCTTTGTTCCTATAGGACCTGCATATATCTCTTCATCCCACTCGGTAATCAGGTGTCCAATACCCCCTGTTAAATGTCCTAAAGAACAACGATATGTTTCATACTTAACACCTTCGTCATTTGCTATCTCATCCTGTAGTTTAATTAAATTCATTTTTTTCCTATTATCTTCATTGCTTGTCCAGCACCCTTAATTCCAAAGGATGCACTAATTGCTATAAATAGTAAGTATTGATACCACTCAGGTAATGTGTTAAGAACTTCAAAGCCTACTCTTACATATTCCGTCATACTTGGTATAAAAACTAGTATAGCAGGTAATAATAAAACAATCAAGGCAAATTCGTCTTTCCACGAATTATCTGTAGAATCAGCCATAGATTGCTCCCATGCTACTTCTCCTGTTGCTACTTTCTCAGCTACAACTGCTTTAGCTCTAGCTTGTGCAACCTTAGCTTGTCCATCTGCTTTAACCTTTTCAACCTTACTGCTCATCCAACTAGATGCTAGATTAGCTATAGGTCCTATAAGAGCACCAAACATTGTTTATCTCCCTTGTGACTTACGTAACGCCTTTACGTGTTTCATGTATAGCCAATTACCTATCTTTAGGAAGGGTTTAGCCATGTCCAAGTATATCAAGTATGTGTTTAGTTTCATCTGAATCTCGCTGTTTTCTTTGCAATCTTATTTGGCTGTTTAGATACTTGTTTACCTGCTCTACCTGCTTTACGTTTAGCAGCCGTACTTGCGGCATATTCTGCGTTTGATAAATTTTGTATCGCCTGTTTGGGGAGATATCTTTCGCCAGTAGCATTTTTCCCTTGTATGGAATTTTTACCACTTTTAGTTCCCCATTTTTGTCTAGTCCAGTTTGCTAGTGACTTTTGTGGTGCTTTCATAAGCTTCCTTAATCTCTTCTATGGTTCTATTGCATCCTATACAAATATTATCTTGTAACTTACAGATGCCCACACATGGGCTACTTGATTGCACTATAATACTTTACTAATACTTATCTCAGTTTTAATAAGTCCATCGGCTTT